TCTGCCTGATACGCAAAGAGTGTCCGATGACAGCGGAGCCGTTTATCACTATCCCTTGATGGTGGGAAATCACCATTCCGGGTCCGATGTGTGCGCCCAACTGAATATCAGTTCCATATTTGAAAATGAGGTTTCTGTTTATCTTAGTAGCTCGTTTTTTCAGGAAGTTACTGTCTGAATGATGCCAGTATGAAGCAATGCGCCACCAGAAGTGGAAACGGCGATTAGGGCATTTGATAGCTTTATGCAGCACCCCGAACCACGAAAACTTCTTAGAACTCATCATTACTTCCTGGCGTAAGCATTCACGTAAATGATTTGCTCTGGCTTGTTTATCCATTACTTATCTTTCCCTTTCATTTGTCGCGGGAATTTAAAGTCAAAAGTCTATGGAAAGCAACTTTTTGGCCTATTAGTCATGTGTAAAGGGCTTTATCAAAACCTTGATGAGCGGGAGACTCTCTTACTTTCGTGCGACACTCATGTATTGAGTAACAAAAAAGCCACTCAATCGAGTGGCTTAACTGGATGATTCTAAAGCTAAAATTTGGTGGCCCCTGCTGGACTTGAACCAGCGACCAAGCGATTATGAGTCCCAAACTTAAGGCTTATAAAACAATAAGTTACTTTATTTTCAACGCCTTGCACCGTCGAATAGTGAGGAATATGAAAGCATAGTGAATAGGTTTGCTGCCATTTTGCTGCCATCAAATCAGATTTAAGGGGTTGTACTCCACTGCTTCTGTCAGATGGTCTGGGGCGAAATGAGCATAACGCATCGTCACCTTAATATCAGTGTGTCCAAGGATACGCTGCAGTACAAGAATGTTACCCCCGCGCATCATAAAGTGGCTTGCAAATGTGTGCCGTAGAACGTGTGACAGCTGCCCGTCAGGTAGCTCAATCCCCGCTCGCTTAATTGCCCCACGAAACGCAGAATAGCACCCCGTAAAGACTGGTTTCGATGTTCTTACTTTTGGGAGTATTTCGTAAAGCTCATCACTTATTGGAACGGCGCGGTTTTTCTTGCCCTTGGTTTTGATATAAGTGATTTTGCCGGGGCTTATTTGCTTGCCTGTCAGTGACTCCGCCTCGCCCCATCGTGCGCCGGTTGCAAGGCATATCTTTACTATAGTCACTAAATCTTCCGCCTTGCTTTTCTCGCACTCAGCCAGAAGCTGCTTAACTTCTTCAACTGTCAGCCAGGCTAGCTCTGCCTCATCAATTTTAAATTCCCGGACGTTTTCGAGCGGATTGGGCGCACTCCAGTCATCCAGTCTTTTCAGTTCGTTGAACATGGCGCGGAAATACGCCAGCTCAAGATTAACGGTACGGGGAGTCACTGCTTTTACCCGATCAGAACGTGTAATTTTCCCGCTTAAACGTTGTTCACGGTAGGTTGCAAAAAGTTTGGCGTTAAATTCAGTAGCGAGAGGGTTTCTCATAGCAAAGCAGGCAAATTCCATTGCGCCCTTACGCTTGAGGCCATCAGAGAGTGTAACGCCATGAGCGTTGAACCAGGTTTCAACAAGGTCAGTAACTCGCCGCTTATCTGCTTTTTCTCCCAGCCAGGGCTTGTCCTGCGCTTGATCCTTAATGTGGCGCTCAAAGGCCATGGCTTCCCCCTTGGTGGCGAATTGACGACGAATGCGCCGCCCATCCCTACCGTTGGGGAAGACCTGAGCCTGCCACTTACCATTAGATAGTTTTGTTACAGCCAATTATTTTACCTTTGAGAAATGAGGTCTTGAGCAAATTTGGTCAAGCCTGGCTTACCCTCTTCCAGATAGCAGCAATTTTTGAAGTTATCGCTCCAGCTTCCGCTTGCGGTCATTAATTGGTCAGGGTTACGGATGTTGCCGTACTTACGCAACAGATTTTCCGCTTGCTTTCTGGTTATGGAAAAATCGAATTTTTCCGCAGTTAGGTATTCAAATTTTTTGGTTTGGAGGTCAATGGATAAAGGTAGGACTGTAACTTTCACGCTTTTAGCTGGAGTCTGAAATAGAGTACGGTATGCAGCGTAAACGGACGCTTTATCTGACTCATATTTTATTTCTTTTGAATCTTTAGAATAGATGCTTGGTGATATTTGAATATGCAAAGGATTTTGCGCTAAAACCTTAAATGCCGGGTATTCAACTCCCTTGACGTTGTAAGATGAGTAATCGTTATAATCATCCATTAATTCACTGACGCTTTTGTATTGCTCTGGTGCTGCAAATACAGTGAAAGAAGCGCTTATCAATAATGCTGATATGATTTTTTTCATATGATCTTCCTTACAAATATTTGTTAATCCATGAACTCAGTTTTACTAATTACTTTGCCTAAAACTTTTACGTCCTTAACGGCGCATTCAAACGATGCTTTCCCGTTCTCTATCCGCACACGCCCGGCAGGAAATCGATATACCTCGCGTACGCTTGCAATCCCATCGATCTCAATGAACCAAAAGCCATCTACTAACTCGCCGTCGTAGCTGTCAGCCATGTAAGTAGTTTTATCAGACGTCAAAATGAATGGTGAATGTAAACCTTCCGGAATGGTTGAAACATCAACCACTACATCATTTTGGGGTGTTAAGTTCCCATTTGTGATGTCGATGCGCTTTAGATGTACCGACTGGTCATCCCGCCCATCTACGAATTTGCTGCCAACCCCGGTGCTAAGCCAGGTTAACGATGCCCCCGTTTCGAGATGGCAGACGATGACCCAATCAGCTGGAAAAGTATCGCGAGCATATCTGTTAGCCATAGTGCTCTGAGACACGCCAAGCTGCTTGCACAGCGTGATTCGTGTGGTAAATCCATATGCTTCGAGTATGCGAGCAATAACCTCTTTCCCACCTCTATTTTGTGAGATGGAATCTCGAATCAAGCGAATGTCATCTTTATTCGTTAAGTTTCGTATTGACATGTTCATTTAGTGATCCTAATATCTCGATTCAAGATGTTTTGAATAGTGTTAAACAGTGAAGAATAGTGAGTTCGTCGCTCAAACTGAGGAATAGTGCATCATGAATCGTAATTTTTCAATGCGCCCCAGCATTAACCTTGTGGTATCAGAGCCATTCATCACTCTGGATGAGTTTTGCCGCCGCACTGGTTACAAGCAAAGCTATGCCCGCCAAATGATCCGTGAAAACCGCCTGCCCATCAGGAAAAAAGCCGGAGTTAACAGCCTTATCGAAATCAACATGTTCGCATTGACGATGGAAGCAGCCCAAGGCTGCGAAGTCACAATGCAAGCCTGATAGTTCCATTTTGGGATAGAAAAGGATTTACATCATGTTTGATTATCGTGTTTCCAAACATCCGCATTTTGACGAAGCCTGCCGGGCTTTTGCGCTGCGTCACAACATGGCGAAGCTGGCAGAACGTGCGGGAATGAACGTCCAGACGCTGCGTAACAAACTGAACCCGGAGCAACCGCATCAGCTCACCCCGTCGGAAATCTGGATGCTTACCGATCTTACTGAGGACTCCACGCTGGTTGACGGTTTTCTGGCTCAGATTCACTGCCTGCCATGCGTACCGATGAACGAAGTGGCAAAAGAGAAGCTGCCGCATTACGTCATGAGCGCTACTGCTGAAATCGGACGTGTTGCTGCCGGTGCCGTATCGGGCGATGTGAAAACCACTGCAGGCCGCCGCGATGTTATCAGCAGCATAAACTCTGTTACTCGTCTGATGGCACTGGCTGCCGTTTCGATGCAGGCGCGTTTGCAAGCTAACCCGGCGATGGCAAGCGCGGTGGATACCGTGACGGGCCTCGGCGCTTCGTTCGGTCTGATCTGAGGTGGCTATGCTGACTAAAGAACCATCTTTCGCGTCACTTCTCATAAAGCAAAGCCCGGCAATGCACTACGGTCATGGCTGGATCATGGGGAAGGATGGCAAACGCTGGCACCCGTGCCGCTCTCAGGATGAACTGCTGGCTGACCTGTCCACAACCAAACAGGGGAAATCATGGCTATTGAAGGCGCTACGGCGACTGTTCCATTAAGCCCCGGTAAACGCCTGGACGGACTGAACCATATTGCGGAATTGAGGGCTAAAGTGTTTGGTCTGAATATTGAGCCGGAGCTTGAACGGTTTATTAAAGATATGCGCGATCCACGCGACGTAAATAATAAACAGAATGAGCGGGCACTGGCAGCCATTTTTTATATGGCAAAAATTCCGGCAGAACGTCACGGCGTCAATATTAGTGATCTGACTACTGACGAAAAGCGGGAACTGGTGAAAGCAATGAATCATTTTCGTGCAGTGGTGAGCTTATTTCCAAAGCGGCTAACCATGCCGAATTAACCCACAACAGAAATTAATGGCGTAAACCCGCCGGGCTTCTTATTGCCCAAATTCAGGAGAAACAACGATGCGAAATATTGAAACCCGTACCATTAAAACAGGACCAGATGATGCTGGACTCAACCTGCTGCTGACTGAGGCACGCAAAGAAGAACGCCGGGGACGCGCAGATGTGATGGCTGCGCGTCTGGATTCTTTAGCTGCCCGTATCGTGTCACGTCAGCTTAACCACACGGAAGCGGCTGAGCTGCTGCGTCAGGAAGCTGTGAAGATTCAGAACGAAGCGCAGGAGATCCACTGATGGCTGATTCAATGGACCTCGTACAGCAGCGCGTTGAAGAAGAACGCCAGCGCCACATCCACACCGCCCGAAATAAGGCACCGGGCGTTTCCCGTGTTCTCTGCATTGATTGCGATGCGCCGATCCCGCCAGCTCGCCGCCGCGCCATTCCGGGAGTGCAGTGCTGCGTCACTTGTCAGGAAATTGCAGAGCTGAAAGGCAAACACTACAACGGGGGTGCTGTATGAGCACTATCCTGAAATGGGCGGGAAATAAAACCGCCATCATGCCGGAAATGATTAAGCACCTTCCTGCTGGCCCGCGACTGGTTGAACCTTTCGCGGGTTCATGCGCTGTAATGATGGCGACAGACTATCCTCATTATCTTGTCGCGGATATTAATCCCGATCTTATCAATCTCTATAAAAAAATTGCCCTTGATTGTGAAGCTTTCATATCACGCGCAAAAAATATTTTTGCGATTGCGAATAGAGAAGTGGCTTATTACAACATTAGGCATGAATTTAATCATTCCTCTGAAATTACTGATTTCATGAAAGCAGTATATTTCCTTTATCTGAATCGTCATGGTTATCGTGGGCTGTGCCGCTATAACTTGAGCGGTCATTTTAATGTCCCTTACGGTAATTATAAAAATCCGTATTTTCCTGAAAATGAGATACGCGCTTTTGCAGAAAAGGCTCAACGCGCAACGTTTATCTGTGCCAGCTATGACGAAACACTGGCGCTGCTGCGGACGGGTGATGTTGTTTATTGTGACCCACCATACGATGGCACGTTTACCGCTTATCACACTGCCGGTTTTACGGAGGACGATCAGTATCATCTGGCGTCTATTCTTGAACGCCGGTCATCAGAAGGTCACCCGGTTATCGTGTCCAACAGCGACACGTCCCTGACCCGTTCGCTTTATCGTAATTTTACCCGCCATCGCATCACTGCAAAGCGCAGCATGGGCGTGGCTGCCGGTGATAGTAAGTCCGCAGCAGAAATAATCGCCGTTTCAGGAGCAACACGCTTTAACCGGGTTTATTCCACCCACGGGGATGTGTGCTCGGTTATTTTAGAGGTGTGGGCGTGACGGTAGGCAAGTTCGCGTCCCACAATGTAGCAACCACCGGCGGCTCGAATGAGGCCGCCGTGGCCTTTCCATGGAATAACCCAAAAAAAGCGGTTAATCCATATCTGGACCCGGCGGAAGTTGCGCCGGAGTCTGCGCTTTCAAACCTGATCGCTCTTTACGCTGCGGATAACGAGCAGGAGCAGTTGCGCCGTGAAGCGCTGAGTGATGAGGTCTGGGAACGCTATTTCTTCAATGAGTCCCGCGATCCTGTCCAGCGCGAAATGGAACAGGACCGGCTGATTAGTCGTGCCAAAATGGCGCGCGAGCAGCAGCGTTTTAATCCTGATCTGGTCATTCTGGCTGACGTTAACGCCATGCCGCCCCACATCAGCAAGCCTTTGCTGGAACGGATTAAATATTTCCATAGCCTGGGCAGGGCAAAGGCTTATTCCCGCTACCTGCGCGAAACAATCAGGCCGTGTCTTGAGCGGCTGGAGCGTGTGCGTGACAGTCAGGTGTCTGCGTCTTTCCGGTTCATGGCGAGCCATGACGGGCTGGAGGGGCTGCTGGTACTGCCTGAAATGAATCAGGATCAGGTCAAGCGCCTTTCCACGCTGGTTGCGGCACATATGAGCACGTGTCTTGATGCGGCCTGCGGTGATCTGTTTGTCAGTGACGATGTTAAACCAGAAGAAATCCGCCAGGCATGGGAAAGGGTTGCTGCAGAAGCCATGCGCCTTGAGGTCATCCCGCCAGCGTTTGAACGGTTACGCCGCAAAAAGCGCCGCCGCAAGCCGGTGCCTTATGAACTGATCCCACCATCGCTGGCGCGTATGCTGTGCGCGGACTGGTGGTATCGCAAACTGTGGCAGATGCGCTGCGAGTGGCGGGAGGAACATCTGCGCGCCGTCTGCCTGGTCAACAAAAAAGCGTCCCCGTATGTCAGCTATGAAGCCGTGATCCACAAACGCGAGCAGCGCCGCAAATCGCTGGAGTTCTTCCGCTCGCATGAGCTGGTCAACGAAGACGGCGACACGCTGGACATGGAAGACGTGGTGAACGCCAGCAACAGCAACCCGGCACACCGCCGTAATGAAATGATGGCCTGTGTTAAGGGACTGGAGCTGATCGCGGAAATGCGCGGAGACTGCGCAGTGTTTTATACCATCACCTGCCCGTCACGCTTCCACGCAACCCTCAACAACGGCAGACCTAATCCGAAGTGGACCAGTGCCACTGTCCGGCAGAGCAGTGACTACCTGGTTGATACGTTCGCCGCTTTCCGCAAGGCCATGCACAAGGCCGGGCTGCGCTGGTATGGCGTCCGCGTTGCAGAGCCGCACCATGACGGCACCGTGCACTGGCATCTTCTGTGCTTCATGCGCAAAAAAGACCGCCGTTCCATCACCGCGCTGCTGCGTAAGTTTGCTATCCGTGAAGACCGCGAGGAGCTGGGCACCAATACCGGGCCGCGCTTCAAGTCCGAGCTTATCAACCCGCGCAAGGGTACGCCGACCAGCTATATCGCCAAATACATCAGCAAGAACATCGACGGGCGCGGGCTGGCTAAAGAAATTAGCAAAGAAACAGGCAGATCACTGCGTGACAGCGCCGAGCATGTCAGCGCCTGGGCGTCACTGCACCGTGTCCAGCAATTTCGCTTCTTTGGCATTCCGGGGCGTCAGGCATACCGCGAGCTGCGCTTGCTGGCTGGTCAGGCGGCGAGAGTGCAGGGCGAACGCAAAGCGGGTGAGCCGGTACTGGATAATCCGCGTCTGGATGCGGTGCTGGCGGCGGCTGATGCGGGCTGCTTTGCCACCTACATCATGAAGCAGGGCGGTGTGCTGGTTCCCCGCAAACATCACCTTGTCCGCACGGCATATGAGCTTAACGACGAGCCGAGCGCCTACGGCGATCACGGTATCCGTATCTATGGCATCTGGTCCCCGATTGCGGAGGGCAAGATTTGCACGCACGCGGTGAAGTGGAAAAAGGTTCGTAAGGCCGTTGACGTTCAGGAGGCGGCAGCCGACCAGGGCGCTTGCGCCCCTTGGACTCGTGGCAATAACTGTCCCCCTGTTGAAAATATGAACAAATCAGGGGGTGATTTACCCGATATAAAAACCATGGATGAGAAGGAGCTGCAGGAATATCTCCACAGCATGGGCCAGAAGGAACGGCGGGAGCTGACAGCCAGGTTAAGGCTGGTAAAACCGAAGCGGAAAAAAGCATATAAACAGACTATTTCGGATCAGCAGCGCCTGCAGCTTGAGGCAGAACTGAGTTTCAGAGGGTTCGATGGTAGCGAGTCAGAGATTGACCTGCTTCTGCGCGGCGGCAGTATTCCGTCAGGTGCCGGGCTGCGTATTTTTTACCGCAACCACCGTCTGCAGGAAGATGACAAATGGCGTCAGTGGTACTGATGCCGCAGCTTTAACAATTCTTGCTCTTATTGATCCGCATCAGAGCGCTCTAATTGACAGATAAAAAACGTTTTACATTCACTAAATCCTACTATACTGTATTTATAACCAGTGGATATACATACAGTTATTGTGTGTCCGTAGTAGTGATAGGAGGGAAAATGCAGGATTATCTTTTGGAGTCGTTGAAACTCCAGCGCATTGATTTTTTTATCAAGCTTGTAGCGGCTAGTGAGTGTAGCGACGAAGAAAAGCGGCTGGCTATCCAGTGGGTGTCCGAAATGACCAACGAGCTGATGGCGAAAATCCGCAGCCATGAATACTGTCGGTCAATGGACGTCACCAGTTAAGGGGGATCTGTATGCGCATTGAAATAATGATCGATAAAGAGCAGAAGATTAGCCAGGCTACACTGGACGCCCTTGAATCCGAGCTTTACCGTAATTTGCGCCCTCTGTATCCCAAAACAGCAATTCGTATCCGTAAGGGCAGCGCCAATGGCGTTGAGCTGAGCGGGTTAAAGCTGGATGAAGACAAAAAGCGAGTGATGGAAATAATGCAGCAGGTCTGGGAGGACGACAGCTGGTTACATTAGCGAACGTTGCGGACGATAAAACTGGTTTTTACCGTCCGCAAGGTTGAACAACGAGCCACGCGAGGCGTTAGAAATTGTCTTGGTTAGTGCCTACTTCTCATAAGAGGCACTATATATGCTAAATGCAGCGGGTTAAGGCAGAAACATCTTGCGCGATTAGGGGCAATGAACTTAAGTTAAGTAACGCAACCAACAGTTAAAACGGTTGTCTTAGTTATAAGGAATTTGCTGTTGTGGTTGCTGGTGACGAAGTGTACACTTCCGCGCCATAAAAGAAGGAGGGGTTATGTCAAGTATCGCCGCATTGAGGCTGGGTAATCCAGTTGAACGTTTGGCACGGGTTCTGAAAGAGAACCAGGACAAGCTCAATCTGAGTAAAGATGGTTTTGTGTCCGTAGATTTGTCCAACGAAGAAGCTATGAAAGCCATCAGAGATCAGATGGATAAGCTTGAAGGGATCAAAACGAGCACTGTCAAAGCAAAACATTATTACAGAACCCGATAATGGCAACATTACTTTTAGCAGTGATTTTGGTTAGTGGTTTTATATATGTAAATCTATCACTTTCAACACGTTATAGATATAAGCGTTCCAATGGCTGGGACGCTTATTTTTTTGTGGCTGCATGGGGAATTGTCTTTTTCCTCGCTGGCGGCTTTCTTACCTTCGCTCTTAACATCAGTGGTGGGTTTCGCTGGCTTTCCAATGCGCTGAATCTGACTCCAGACAGCTTTAACGGGATGTTATCCACCACAACGGACAAGCCGCAGCGCATCAATGAAATTAAGCAGATCGCGTGGGTTGTGATTTCAATAGTTCTGGCGGCCCTGTTCGGTTGGCTAAACAAACGGCGTACTTCGAAGGGTGATCGCCGTTGGGATGCACTAGCAAAGGCTGTGGGAAACAATGCCTTTGAGTCACTACTCATGGAAGCATCAGCGCGTCAATTCCCTATCATCGCTACACTTTCATCACGCAAAATCTATGTAGGGCTGGTGACTTGTCCGGCGCTGGAAAATGGATTGTCGGAACACCTTGAAATTCTCCCCATGCTGAGCGGATATCGTGACAAAGACGACCTAACGATAAATATCACGACAAACTACCATCAGCACTATCTTGAAAGCGGCGTCATTAGTGGAATATCGCGCCTGAATATTCAGGATTTCCGTGTGTTGATCCCTAAAGATGAAGTTGAAACTATCTCGTTTTTTGACACTGAAACGTATAACAAATTTAAAGAAGACGAAGCGCGCGACCGGAAAGACTGCCGCAAGTTGGGTGGTAAAAAGCCATCAACACGCAGGAGAAGGCCTACTGGCGACGCAGAGCAGGGTAGTGCATGACTATGCTGCATGAATCCGCATGATCGTTTGAGGATCGTTTTTGCTGAGGCCCGCCAGGAATGGCGGGCTTTTGCTTATGTCATGCAGGTGCATGAAAACCGCTACACAAAGCGGGCAGGCGTGGCGGGGATACGAGCGCGCGCAACGGGGTGAAATGGTGAAAATCCGGCGCAATCTCCGGCACGCTGGCGGCTTCAATTGGTGAGGGTGAGGGAGCGGCAGCAAAAAAGAAGCGCCCCGCAGAATGCTGCTGGGGCGCTGTGAGAGGCGGTCTTGTTGTCGTGGTGCGGTGGGTCAGTCGTTGCGCTTGTCTTCTGTCAGTCCCAGCGTGTACGGCTCAAAGCGGATCACTTCTTCGCCCAGCCAGTCGTTAAGCTCCTGCAGTCGCTTCTGCAGCGGCATCAGCTCGTTGCGGACAAAGACGCGACTTGCCTTTTCCACATCACCAAAGCCGCCGGTATTGTTGGGAATAATGCCCATCATCTGCGGCGGTACGCGGTGCGCAGCCATCATGTCATCGCGGCTCACGTTCTTGATGTTCAGAAACTCGTCTTTCGCCGCAACCTCTGATAACGGGATGATCTGGATGCCGTCCTTTTTGCCGTTGGGCGAATACATAAACAGGTTGCGAAAGTTACCCGGTCCTTTGGCGCTTTTCATTGCCTGGCGGATATTGTTCACGTCCTCCTGATTCTGTGCTGCGTCGGTCATGTACATGATGAAACCCGCGTGGCTGCCGTTGATATAATACTTCCGGCGAAACAGCGTTGCGGACTCGTTGAGCAGGGTTGACGGGATGGCGGAGAGATAGCCGGGCAGCCCGTAAATCTCCTGGTTAATATCCGGCTCCAGCAGATGAAAGATGTTGCCCTGCGTAAATTCATAGGGCTGTGTGGTCAGGCCATACTGCACAAACCAGTAGGTGTCGAGGTCCACGCCTCGCCGTGTGTACTTCGCCAGCGCTGGCTCCAGTGAGAGAACGCCGCCGAGCCGGTTAGTGCGTTTTTCCAGATAGGCGTTACCGAACACCAGATAGTCCTGAACGAAACGGGCAAAAGCCTGCTGGCTGAGCAGGCGGTGCGGGATGTAGGTACTGCTGAGAATGTCACGCTTAACGGCAATCGGTGAGCTGTGATGCACGGCGGCGCGATAGGTCCGCGCCAGTCCGTCAAAGCTCACCGGCGGCTCATACCAGCGGTCCATCTGCACGCATTCCACGTAGTCCAGCAATTCGCGTCGGTCTAACACCGGCACCGGGTCGCCAAAGCTGAACGCCTCCGCCGCAGCGCCGCCTGATTTAGCGTTGTGATCTACCGCTGCGCGGTTATTCTTGTTTTTAGGTTTGCTCATGCCGCCTGCTCCTTGTCAGCCTGGGGCCATTCGCACATAAACAGCATTTTCCAGTCCTCTGCTGATAACTCTTTTTTCATGTCATTCAGCCATTCATCATCAAAGAGCGCGGCTCCGGTTGCGAGCGTTGCCCCGGATGCTGCAGCGTCATCAGCGGTAAAGGTCATGCAGGTAGTGCTGTTGCGGGCAATCAGCTTCTTGTATTCCTGCCATGCTTCCGGGCTGGGGCTTGGGGTGGTGTAGTAGGTAGCGTGATAGCGCGCGTGCATGGACAGGCTTTTGGCGAGCGCAATCATATTTCTTGGGGAGTCAGCCCATGCATACTCTGACACGTAGACGTTTCCGTGGAGCGCAGCGGCGAGACTTTTCGGCCCGATAAAATAAATGAACGCACCGTTTGGTAGTTCCAGATGCGCTTTACCTGATTTTATTTTCCCAAGATGCGTCCAGGCTGCTGCCTCACTTAAAAAAGCTGATATATAGGTTTTGACAGTCAGGGCTGATGCCGGGGTGCAGCCCAGAAAAATCTGGTTGCGTCCGGTATGCAGTGCATCGTTCAGGGCTTCGTAGGCGAAAAAGAAATCCGCGCCAGCCTGACGCATTTTTGTAAGCACGCGGTTTCTGCTGCGTGCGCCACTGTTCCATTCATGCTGGTAAGCAAAGAAAGGGCGATCTACAGGCAGACTGGCGGTGGTCATGAGGTTAGTTGGGGTTGAGTGCATCAGAAAATCTCCACAATGTTGCTGGTATTGGCGGCTTCGCCCTGCAGTGGTTCGTTAAACAGTGCGTGCATCGTTGCCCAGGCCAAATCTGCGTGGCTGGCTTCTTCGCTGCGGCTGGCTTCGTAGGTAGGGCGGTTGCCGCTGGCGGTGGTGGCCCGGCGGATAGCCATAAAGGACTGCGCAATGTCGGTGTGCCCGGCGTCGAACTCCAGACGCCGGTGGCTGATAATGTCGTATGCCTTGAGCACCAGGGCGTTTTTGACGTTGGGGTTGTAGACAAACTCCCGCACGGCAGGAAAGAACGCTTTCACGTTCTCGTAGACACCGTGACCGACGCCGGTCGAGTCGATGCCGATATAGGTCACGTTGTACTGCTGCGTCAGTTTTTTAATGGCGTCAGCCTGGGCGCGGAAATCCATCCCGCGCCACTGGTGCCGCTCAAGAATGCGGAACTTGCCGCCCGGTACGGTTGGCGGTGCCACCACCACACACCCGGCGCTGTCACCGTTCTGCGTGCCTTTCGCCGGGTCGTATCCGATCCAGACTTCGCGCCAGCCAAACGGGCGCAGCGCCAGCGCCTGAAAATCTGCCCATACTTCCCAACTGTCCACCATGCACGCCTGCAGCTCGCTGAGCGGGAATACTGACGCCAGATCGTCAATAAATTCGCACATCAGCAGGTTCTGGTATTCGTCCGGGCTGTACTCCATGCGCAGCTGGTCGAGGTCGAACAGATTACAGCCGCCGCGCACCGCATCCTCCACGGTGACGATCTGGCGATACTGTCCGTCCGGGCAGAGCACGCCGCGCGCTAGGTTGCTGTGGGTCAGGTCAATGTCCACCTTGTCTGCTTTGGCGCGGCCCCGGTTGAACAGCGCGCCGGACCAGAATGGATAGGCGCTGTGGGTCAGGCTGGACGGCGTGGAGAAGTAGGTTTGTCGCCATTTCTTATGAATGGCCATGCCGGAGGCAACCTTGCGCAGCTCCTGGAATTTCGGTATCCAGAAATACTCATCAAGGTACAGGTTGCCGTGGTAGCTCTGCGCCGTGCGGGCATTGGTGCCGAGGAAGTACAGGCACGCGCCGTTGCTGAGGGTCATCGGGTCGCCTTTCAGCTCAACATCCACCTCTTTTGCAAAGTCGATGATGTACTGCTTAAAGACGTGCGCCTGCGCCTTGCTGGCTGAGAGGAAAATCTGGTTGCGCCCGGTGGTGATGGCGTCAATCAGCGCTTCGCGGGCAAAAAAGTATGTTGCCCCGATCTGGCGTGATTTAAGCAGGTTGCGAATGCGGTGTTTTACGCCCGCCTGCCACCAGTGGCGCTGATATTCAAACATGCCGTTGCGGAAAATTTCTTCCAGTTTTTCGGTCTGTTCATCACTGAAAACATTCTTTTCGGGCTGGCGGCGTGGCCCTTTGTTACGGTTGGCAACGTTCGGGTTTAAGTCTGCTTCGTTGCCGCCATCGTTAAATTTACCGATCCGGGCGTGGCGCTCAGACTGACGCGCCAGCAGGTCAATTTCCTTGAAGTCTTTCCCTTCTTTCTGCTCCTTCATGATGAGCTGGCAGTAACGTGCGGCGGTGGTGAGCTGCATCTGATCCAGCGGCCCATAGTCGCCCCATTTGTCGCGCTTCTTCCAGCTGTGAACGGTTGCAACTTTCTCGCCCAGCATTTCAGCAATGCGGGCTACGCGGTATCCCTGAAAGTACAGCAGCATGGCCTGCCGACGGGGATCGAGGTCTGCGGGGGTCAGTGTGGTGTTCATGGCACAAACATACGGCCTTGACAGGCGGCTTTCCCCGGCTGCGGTTTGTGTGGTTTACCGTACAAGTGCCGCGCGTTGTTTCACTCCCCCCATCACCGCAAACATAAGGCTCCAGTAAGTTTTTTCTAACGGAGCACGGCTCATGACAGTGAAAGCAAAGCGTTTCCGTATCGGGGTGGAAGGTGCCACCACTGACGGGCGCGAAATCCAGCGTGAATGGCTGGTACAGATGGCTGCCAGCTACAACCCGACGGTCTATACCGCGCTGATTAACCTTGAGCACATCAAGTCTTATCTGCCGGACAGCACCTTTAACCGCTACGGCAGGGTGACGGGGCTGGTAGCAGAAGAAATCAAGGACGGGCCGCTGGCGGGCAAGATGGCGCTTTATGCCGATATCGAACCCACGGACGCCCTGGTGGAACTGGTGAAGAAAGGCCAGAAGCTTTTCACCTCCATGGAGGTCAGCACGAAGTTTGCCGACACCGGCAAAGCCTACCTTGTGGGGCTGGGTGCGACGGACGATCCGGCGAGCCTTGGCACCGAAATGCTGGCATTCAGCGCCAGCGCCGCGCATAACCCGCTGGCGAACCGTAAGCAGAACCCTGAAAACCTGTTTTCGGAAGCGGTTGAAACGCTGATCGAACTGGAAGAAGTCCAGGACGAAAAGCCTTCCCTCTTTGCCCGCGTCACCGCGCTGTTCACCAAAAAAGAGCAGACCGATGAGGCGCGTTTCTCCGACGTGCATAAAGCCGTGGAACTGGTCGCCACTGAGCAGCAGAACCTGAGCGAGCGCACGGATAAATCCCTGACCGAACAGGACAAGCGCCTTTCTGAGCTGGAGTCCTCCCTGCAGGAGCAGCAGGCCGCCTTTGCCGAACTTGAGCAAAAGCTGAGCAGCGAAGACAGCCGTAAAGACTACCGCCAGCGCGCACCGGGCGGTGACGCACCGGCAGGCACCCTGACCAATTGCTGATGGAGCATAAAACCCGATGAAAAAGAAAACCCGCTTTGCCTTTAACGCTTACCTGCAGCAGCTGGCGCGCCTGAACGGTGTGGAGATTGAAGAACTCTCCAGCAAGTTCACCGTGGAGCCGTCCGTGCAGCAGACGCTGGAAGACCAGATCCAGCAGTCCGCCGCTTTCCTGACGCTGATTAACATCACGCCGGTCACTGAGCAGTCCGGGCAGTTGCTGGGGCTGGGCGTTGGCAGCACCATTGCCGGAACCACCGATACCACCACCAAAGAGCGCGAGCCTACCGATCCGACGCTGATGGAAGACGTGGAATACAAATGCGAACAGACCAACTTTGACACGGTGCTGACCTACGCAAAACTGGACCTGTGGGCGAAGTTCCAGGACTTCCAGGTGCGTATCCGCAACGCCATCGTCAAGCGTCAGGCGCTGGACCGCATCATGATCGGCTTTAACGGCGTGAAGCGTGCCAAAACCTCCAGCCGTGCTGAAAACCCGCTGCTGCAGGACGTCAATAAAGGCTGGCTACAGAAAATCCGCGAAGACGCGCCGGATCACGTCATGGGCAGCACAACAAAAGACGGTGCAACGACTGCAGGCGCGGTCAAGGTGGGCAAAGGCGGCGACTATGCCAACCTGGACGCCGTGGTGATGGATGCCGTCAACGAGCTGATCGACGCGGTTTATCAGGATGATGACGATCTGGTTGTCGTCTGCGGACGTGAACTGCTGTCTGACAAGTATTTCCCGCTGGTCAACAAAGAGCAGGACAACAGCGAGAAAATTGCCGCCGATCTGATCATCAGCCAGAAACGTATGGGCGGCCTGCAGGCCGTGCGTGCGCCTTACTTCCCGGCAAATGCCCTGCTGATCACCCGTCTGGATAACCTGTCCATCTACTGGCAGGAAGATACCCGCCGCCGTTCTGTTATCGACAACCCGAAACGTGACCGGATTGAAAACTTTGAATCCGTCAACGAGGCGTATGTGGTCGAGGACTACCGCTGCGCGGCGCTGGTAGAAAACATCGAAATCGGTGATTTCAGCGCGCCTGCCGCACCGGAAGGTGGGGAATAACGCATGAGCCTGAGTCCCGCACGGCAGCACCGCCTGCGCATTCAGGCCGAACAGGCCGCCCGTGAGGGCGGCAGTGTTCGCCATGCATCGGGCTATGACCTGATGCTGCTGCAGCTGGCAGAAGACCGTCGCCGCCTCAAGGGCGTCCAGTCCACGGTGAAAAAGGCGGAAATCAAGGTGGAGCTGCTGCCGAAATATTCCGCCTGGGCGGAGGGCGTGCTGGCAGCCGGAGGTGCGCAGCAGGATGACGTGCTGATGTACGTGATGCTGTGGCGTATCGACGCCGGTGATTATGCCGGTGCGCTCGAAATCGGGCGTCATGCGCTGCGCCATGGCTGGGTTATGCCGCTGGGCAACCGTAACGTGCAGACCGTGCTGGCAGAAGAAATGGCAGACGCGGCGCAAAGCGCCCTGCTTGCCGCTGCTGGTTTTGATGCCGATCTGCTTTTGCAGACGCTGGACCTGACAGCCGATCTGGATATGCCGGACCAGTCGCGGGCACGTCTGCATAAAGCCATCGGCGCTGTACTGAGCGAAAGCAACCCGGCATCTGCTCTGAATCACCTTACCCATGCGCTGCAGCTCGATCCCCGCTGTGGCGTTAAAAAAGAAAAGCAGCAGCTGGAGCGCAGACTGCGCAATGACAGCCGCTAAAGAACGTGCCCCGCGCACGGGCGGCACGGGGTGGCGAAAGGCGCTGCCACATCAAAACCCCGTCCACCGCCCACTTATTCAGGAGAAAGCCGCATGAAGTTTGTTGCGCCCGAACAGGCACCGGAACAGGCGGAGGTAATCAAAAATACGCCGTTCTGGCCTGATGTGGACCTGTCGGAATTTCGCAGTGTGATGCGCACTGATGGCACGGTGACGCAGCCGCGTTTAAAGCAGGTCGTGTTGACGGCGATCTCTGAGGTTAATGCTGAGCTGTTCGACTTCCGTAACCGTCAGCAGATGCTGGGCTGGCGGACACTTGCTGAGGTTCCCGCAGAAATGCTGGACGGCAAAAGCGAGCGTATCCGGCACTACCACAACGCCGTTTTTTGCTGGGCGCGCGCCGTGCTCAATGAGCGTTATCAGGACTATGACGCCACGGCGTCAGGTGTGAAGCGAGGGGAGGAGCTGGCGGAGGCCAGCGGCGATCTGTGGCGTGATGCCCGCTGGGCTATCAGCCGGGTGCAGGATGCACCGCACTGTACGGTGGAGCTTATCTGATGAAAGTGCGTGCGCATCAGTATGACACGGTGGACGCGCTTTGCTGGCGTCATTACGGGCGCACGCAGGGTGTCACTGAGCAGGTTCTGCAGGCAAATCCGGGGCTGGCTGAGTACGGCCCATTTTTACCGCACGGGCTGCAGGTGGAGCTGCCGGACATTACGGCGTCAACCACGGCGCAGACCGTCCAGCTATGGGACTGAATTATGACGCTTGAACGAATCAGTGCCTTTATCACTTACTGCATCGCCGTGCTGCTGGCATGGCTGGGCGATCTGTCGCTCAAGGATGCGTCAACGGTTGGCGGCGTACTGATTGGTGTGCTGATGCTGGCTATCAACTGGTACTACAAACACCAGTCTTTCAAATTGTTACGTGGCGGCAAAATTTCGCGGGGGGAATATGAATCCTTCAATCGTTAAGCGCTGCCTTGTCGGGGCGGTGCTGGCTATCGCCGCCACGCTGCCCGGTTTCCAGTCGCTTCATACCTCCGTCGAGGGGCTGAAACTGATTGCCGATTACGAGGGATGCCGCCTGCAGCCTTATCAGTGCAGTGCGGGCGTATGGACTGACGGGATCGGCAATACGTCCGGTGTGGTGCCGGGGAAAACCATCACGGAGCGGCAGGCGGCGCAGGGACTTATCACCAACGTGCTGCGCGTGGAGCGGGCACTGGACAAATGTGTGGTGCAGCCGATGCCGCAAAAGGTCTATGACGCGGTGGTGTCGTTTGCTTTCAACGTGGGCACTGGCAACGCCTGCAGCTCCACGCTGGTTAAGTTGCTGAACCAGCGGCGCTGGGCGGATGCCTGCCATCAACTGCCGCGCTGGGTGTATGTCAAAGGTGTGTTTAATCAGGGGCTGGACAACCGCCGCGCGCGGGAAATGACCTGGTGCTTAAAAGGAGCATAACGGAATGAAAAAGAAAGTCATGAGCGTTTTTTTCCAGCTGGCATGGGCTGCGCTGTTGGTTATCAGCCTGCTGTATCCGCGCAGCGGTGCGCCGGTTCTGGTTGGTGCGTCTGTCTGGGTGTCATGCTTCCTCGCCTGGCTGCTTGCTGCGCTGTGCGCTGTCGGGTGGTTCGCCGGAGATCGGGCGCGCGATGAGGTCAGGGCGGCATTGCTGAAATTCAGGGCGCACCCCGTAAAACCCGTGCGTACATGGGTAATCAGGCTGCTTATTGTTCTGTGCCTGGCGTTTTCGGGATGGGTGATCACCCTAGTGTTTTACCTGCTGACACTGGTTTTGTATCAGATTGCCCGCGCGCAGCTTCATGAGCCGATGGCGGCCTGATGCGTGCGCTGGCGGTAGAGATCGGAAGAGCACACGTCTGCACTCCAGT